ATAGTATCTCTATATAGTATAGCTATACTAAGACAACTAAGACTAGTAGTAGCCAGTGCTATACTTCTACTAATATAATTAATCTCTACAAGGCATCAGGGCTCTACTAGGAAAGGCTCGACAGTGCATTATGGCTGGCAACTAACACTAGGGCTCTACAAAGATGAGCTTTATTTTGCAAGGGGGGGAGCTTCAGTAGAGCCAAATAGCTTCAGTAGAGCCAATAGTGCTACTATGCAGCCCGAAAAGAGCGAAACCTTTATATAGGCTAGTTGTCTTTTAGGATTATATGAAAACATCTACGAAGATAGCAAAGGAATGCGACATGATAAAAGACTTGCTCTTAGAAAAGAATGCAAGTTATGGAGACTCGGCACTCACGCCGATACAAGTCTTCTCTAAACTAAACAGCGAGGAAGCGATATGTGCTCGAATCGATGACAAGATGTCACGAATCAAGAACAAAGGTATAAACTCTGACACGGAGGATACCCTAAATGACCTAATTGGGTATTTGGTTTTACTCAAAATTGCCCGAAAGGATAGAATCAAGAATGGAATCAAGGTTGACCCGTTAGGAGTTACCTGTTAATGTCCGAGTGGGAAGCATCTTCAATGCGATTATCGCCTTCGAAGATAAATACGTTTAGAAAGTGTCAACGAGAGTTCTATTACAAATACATAGCCAAGCTGCCAGAGCAGAAAACCATCCATCTCTTTCGTGGTACGCTAGTACACGCCATCCTTGAAGACCTTTTTAAGATACAATTCAAGACTTTCAAGGCATGGGAAACTGGTTCGCCTCATGAATGGATACTCGAACAGTTCGAAACTGGATGGAAAGACAAGATTGAGAAGCATAAATGGCTTTGGGATGTACATACAGACGAAGAAATAGCAGCAATGAGAGTAGAAACTCATGATATTTTGGTAAATTTCGTAGCTGCAGTCGATAAAAAGCTAAATGAAATGGTAGAATGGAAGATTTATAAGAACAAATGGCAAGCTTGGAACTCAGTAGCACCTAAATATGCTGAAAAGTGGGTAAAATCGCAGAAATATAATGTGATTGGTATCGTTGACGTTGTGTGTAATGACTTTGATGGTGGTACTACACTACTAGATTACAAGACTTCGAAGCGATATGGACCATATTTACCTGACGATTACTACGTACAACTGATAATTTACGCATTTTTGTACACTTTGGAGATGGGAGATGCTCCTAATTTCGTTGGCGTCTCGTATTTACGTTTTGATGACACGTTTTATGTCAAAGTAAACCAAGGAGTGTTGGATGAAGCTAAAGAAATCATCATGGGAGTACATGATTTAATCAAAGAAAAGTCATTTGATGACGATGAGGACTGGATTCAAACTCCACAGAACCTTTGTAAGTGGTGTTCTTTCCATAAAACTAAAGGTGGACCATGTGATGCAGAGATTCCTAAGTGGAAACCAAAGGGTGGAGCGTACAAAGGTAGGAAAAAGTACCCAAAAGCTATAGAAGCACCATTATCAGAAGACGATATATCGAAATATCTACCACAACCAGCAGAGGAGGAGTCAAAATGACCGTTGATGGACCAATGATACAAGCCTTAGCAGCAATGTTTGGATTACTTATGTTGTCTGCTGGGTTTTGGTTGGCGTTAAGATATGCAGACTGACGACGTATTTTGGGTAGACCAGCCCTATACTATGGACGTATACACCTATGTTCGCATTTATACGCTTCAATTAGGCTGGTATATAGGTATGTTCAGCGAAAGCTTTATATACTAGCACCGTGTACTAGTTATATCCATGAATCGCGATGATTATGGTGCTATCTCTGTGATTTCTGACGAGGAACGAGAAGCTTTAGGCTTAGGAGGTGGCTCCAGAAGGCCAGAGGAAGAAGAAGAAGGCTTGTTCGAGACAATCGGAAAAGCCGGAGACAAGTTAGGTGAGACTCAAGTAGGTAAAAAATTAGGGTCTATACTTACTGTTTTAATTTTAGCTTTCTTTGGTGGTGGGGGAGACCTAAGCGGATTAGAAGACATTTTTGGAGGAGAGGATGAGCCTGTATCGAAGGGTGGATGTATGGACGTTTCAGCTATCAACTTCAAAAAGGATGCTACTTTTGATAATGGTAGTTGTGTATTCCCTCCTCCTGTAGTGTATGGTTGTACAAACCCCGAAGCAACTAATTATAATTCACAAGCCACACATGATAATGGTAGGTGTCAGTTCTTAGGTGGACCTGTTGACAATGGAACAGGAAATCAAACCGAAGAAGACAAAACTGTTTATGGATGCATGGATATTGAAGCCTCGAACTACAACGAAAGGGCAGAAGAAGATGATGGAAGCTGTGAATATGAAGAATATGATTGTGCAGCCAATCAAACTTATTTTTATGATGGAATGGAATTTGGTAACTACTCTAGAGAATACAATTCATTGAATATTACTGTAGATGTAGACACTGATTGCGACCAAGACACACTACCAATCATGATTGGTTATGATGTAAGTCATATGAAAGTGAACGAAGATAACGAGACTGTTTTTAATGGATATATGTGGAATGACAACTACTTCAATGTAACAGGATGGGAAGCCAACGAGTATACTTTACACTCAGGTGTGGAATACTTCACAGAACCGTATACTGGCTGGTACACTATGTACGTTAATCTATTCGCAGATTGGAATAGAGATGGTGTATATGAGTTTGTCTCATGGTTTATGATTGAAGAAATAGTCTTGGATGGTGAAGATGAGTGATAGACCTAGCTACAAATATACTTTTGATGTTGGTAATAGCAATGTTAGCAGCAGCAGCTACAGCGTTTATTATATTTCTGATTACAATGATATGGAAGATGTTACCGAGTATACGTTTACCCAAGGTAAAGTTACCGAAGAAACAGATTCCAGAAAAGAAACAAAAAGTAAGGAGGGACGAGAGAGTGAGTAAAGAAGCAAGAGAAGGAGTAACTTTTAACGACATATTTATGTTTATGATTGCTGTACCTTTAGTTTTACTCTGGGTTGGTTTTGCAGGATACGTGATTTTTCACGGATTGCAAGATGCAGCAGTTCTTGAACAGATAGAAGGATACACAACTTTGATTGCAATATTGGGTGGACCTGCATTGCTTATTATCAAGGATGCTCTGGATGTCTGGAAACAAGAACAAGCAGAGAAAACAGCATTCTATAAAATCAAAGCACAAGCTGTTATTGATTATAATGATGCTGCACAGAGGCAAGCACAACAGATTGAATCTAATCAGCAATCACATGAACATGGATTAGAAATGCCTGTTGTTAAAGGCAAGAAGAAATAATAAGGAGGAATAAATGGCAAATTACGATGTAAGTGATTTTACCGAACAAGCAGAGACCCTAGCAGCATGTCTAGCTTTAGTTGAAACTAAACTAGATTCAATTGACGATAGCAAGACTATACGTTTGTTAGAGATACACAAAGTTGGTAATAAATTTCAATACGCCTTGATTATAGACGCATAAATATGAAATGTTATATATGCGGCAAGAGGACATTAGGATACTTGTATAACGGCAAAGTACGTTGTTATACTTGTAGTCCTCTATAAACATGAAATGTAAAATATGTTATCAAAAGAATTTTTATCTCGCTAGAGATATGGTTAAAGTATATAGTGATATAGAGAAGGTAATTTGGGAGTGCCCTGACTGTAAATTGCAAGTTACCACAGTAAACTTTATATACTCAGGGCCATTATAGTATATTGTGGCTCTACGGACCACGAACCCACAGAGAAGATATACGCAATAGGCGTCTCTAGGGCCACACAACGAAACCTTTATATACTCCCATGAGTTATAAGGATTAGGTGAAAACCTATGGCAAACGAAACATCAAATCAAACAGCTGAAAATAATGAGACAACTGAGGGAAACCTTACTGCTATTATTGACACTGTAGAAGAATCAGGCTTAATAGATACTTTGATGGACGAACCATTGTTAATGGCTTTAGTTGTTTTGCTTTTAGCAGCCGCTGGGTATATAGCATACACAGTTCCTGCAGTAAAAGCTTTAGTATTCAAATACTTGAAAAACAACGAAGAAGAATTAATGGGACTTCTAGATAAGAATCTAACAAAAGCTCAAATGAAGGTCTATGAAAAATTGGATGAACAAGCACAGATGCACGTCAAAGACTCTTTAGTCAAAAACGTATTGATGACAGCTTGGGACGAAAAGGATGATGAACTAGCTGGTCTAGTCAAATCCAAAGTTAAGGCCGCACTTGACGAACAAAAGTAATGAACGTCAAGGAATACGAGGAGCGATTACGGGAGCGAGTAGGTGAAGGAGAATACGAGCGTCACAAAGAGCTTGTACTTCTTCTTGCTCGCAATCTCGCTCTTGAAGACATTTTGTGGGAAGAAATTCTTGTATCTATCGGGGATGTTGACAAGAGAACAGAGCTCCTTAAACAGCGAAATGCAATTGTTAAAGATATTCATACGGAATTTAGAGCGTTGAATATAGAAGTACCAACGATAGTAGAAAAGAATACAGAAAGTTTTAGTAATATATTAGAAGGATTGATGGATGACGACGATAAAGAACGAGCAGAAGAAACTGAACGCAGCGATTAGCGGTATAGCAGCTCATGATTCTATTGCCTTAGAAAAGATTTTTGATAAATGTAGAACTGATACAAAAAAAATGACTTTGTTAGTTCGTGCATTCTGTGAATGTTACTTAATCGATAATAAACGTAGACCGCTTAAATTAAGACCTATGCAAGAGGATATTGTTGTAGAATCTCTGACATATCCTGATGGAGACCCTGAAAAACATCGTAAAGTTGCAATATTGGCTCCACGTGGCTCAGGCAAATCTTTCGCACTTTCGGTAGCTGTAGTAGTCTATTTGTTCTTTAAGAGATTTAGAGACTTGGTTTTTGTACTTGCACCAAGTGAAGACCAAGCAAGTTTGATATTTAATTACTGTTACAGGCATTTTGCTGATAATGCCTTTTTATCAGGCTTAGTTAAGAATTACCGTTTCCATAACAAGCCTAATATCACAATGAAGGGAGGAAGTGTGCTACGTAGAGCCCCTATAGCTGCATCTAATCAGGGGCAAGCTATACGAGGACAGCACCCTACTTTTTTAATAGTGGATGAGAGTCCGTTGATAGATGACAAGTTATTTATAGACAATGTAGAACCATCGATTATATCTAACACAGCGCCATTTATCAACTTAGGGACTCCAAAATCAAAAGAAAACCATATGTTTAGATATTTGTATGACGAATCTTACGCAGATTCTTTTACAAGATTACATTACACTTGGAGAGATGCCGTGAATAGAGGTAGAGCTTATGAGCCACCTTATACTGAAGAAGATATGTTAACAAAAATGATGGAATGGGGAGAAGATTCAATATATTGGAGGACAGAATATGAATGTGATTTCGTTGAGTCGTCGTCTAATATCTTCAATTCGGAATTATTACGAGCAACTTTCAAACCCGGCCTCGGATTTCACGAGTTCGGAACGAAAATTGATAATTGTACTGTGGGTGTGGATATTGGTAAATCCGTTAATAGCACTGTTATTAGTGTATGGGCTTGTCAAAAATCAACTTCACAGAATGTTGCAACACTTGTTTACTTGGAAGAAATTAGTCCAAGAACAGGTGGACATGATATACCATACCAACGAGAACGCATTATGGATGTTACTAGGGGCTTTGGTGCCGATAGGCTTATTATTGATGCGACGGGTATGGGTGGAGCGATTGAACAAGATATAAGATTGGCGTGT